ATTAAAAAATTTATAGAAAAATTTATAAAAAAAAATTTATATTTATTATAAAAATTTATAGAAAATTTATTAAAAAATTTATAAAAAATTTATAAAAAAATTTATAAAAAAATTTTATATTTATTATAAAAGTTGATATGGGAACTCGCAACGCAAAATTTATTAAAAAATTTATAGAAAAAAAAGCTTCACAGCTTCAAGACATCTCAAAAGATCATATTGTTGAATACTTGAAGATATTAAAAAGCAAGTATGCATCAGCTTCCATTTGCAGAATGTTTGTTTCAATAAAAGTGTTTTTTAGGTTTTTAAAAAAAGAAGATATTATAAAAGTAGATATTTCTAAAAATCTGGATGTTCCTAAAATTTGGCAGCTTCTTCCAAATGTTTTAAGCTTTACTGAAGTAGAGAATCTTTTAAATATTATCGATACCACAAGTTTTATTGGATCTAGAGATAAAGCTATTTTAGAGGGTATGCAGCAGCTTGTAGCTTCCATACGTGAGCCTGCTAAGCCGGCTGAGCCTGACAAAGCACGAGATGTAGAAATTACTCCACAAGAGTTATATGATAATCCTGGTGCTGCATTAGCTAAGTTTTTTGAACACAAAATGGCGCCACTTCTGGAGAAAGTTAAAGAATCTCCAAAAGATGACGGTGCGACAGTTAATACAATGGTAGAAGTTCAGAAAATGAAGTTGAGGGAGCGGGTTGGAATAGAAGAGTTTACTAAGTATTCTTCTTATTTAGATAAAGTTATTGATCGTACTGATCCAAAAGTTTTGGCAGACACACAGGGCATGGATGCAATTTGGCGACTTACGAAGTCCTATGCAGATGATTTCATTAGTAGTGAGGAGCATAAGCGACAGGAGAAGATTGCTAAGGCACAGCTTGAGAAAGGTGTGGTTACTCCCGCTAAAGAAGCGAAGGTCGAACTTTCTAGCGAAGAACAAGCTGTTGCTGAGAGAATGGGTGTTTCTCCTGAGTTGTATAAAAAATACTCTGGCGTAGAGGAAATTGAGATTGGAGGTAATAAGAAGAAATGAGTAGACCGATGATCGAGTTGATGGACGAAATGCCTGGTGTAGATCAGTTTTATGTAGCTAACAAGGATGATGATTACCATTATGTATGGTTGAACAAAAAGCCAGATAATCTGGAACGCATGAAGATGCTCTATGGCTATGAAGTTGTTGGAGAAAAAGACAAGGCAAATGCCTTGGTTCCACCCAATGCGGTTGGAGAGCGCGTGAATGGAGATGTAATTCTCGCAAGGATTTCCAATGCTCGATATGAGAAGATTCAAAGGCTTCGCAAAGCGAAGGCAGCGGCGCAAATTGAAATTGCGAATGAGCAGTTTAAGCAAGCCGCTACTGATTCTGGACTTCCTGTGGATGAGTCAACTCGTATTACTAGTGAAGTTCTCAGAAAGAAGTAATAAGGGGGTGAAAGTTTAGTGGCAACGCAAACTGTTAGAGCACTCGAAATTGCATACGAGCCTCTACATCAGTGGGAGAATTTTGAGGCTGCGGCTTCAACATTCAGGCTTGGTGCAGTGCTTTCTTTTGATTCCTCCGGAAGATTAACGGAGGCATCTGCAACTGCGGAAACTCCCCTTGTCGGAATTGCGACGAAGGCGGGATCGAATACGGCTGCGAGTGGTACAACGTACTCAAAGTGTACATATGTTCCACTTCTGCCGGGTACGATCATAGAAGGTAACCTCGTTCTTGGAGCGGCTGGTAATTCGACGCTTATTGTTGCGTCACATGTTGGCTTACGTGTTGGCTTAATTAAGCGTACTGCTGAATCGAATGTTCCATGGGCGTTTGATGCCTCGGTTACAGGGACGAATTTGGCCCATATTAGAATCATTGGTGTGAGGGATGCCTCTGGCGATGTTAATGCACGAGTGTATGGAATCGTTCTTGCTTCTCATTCATTTTGGGGTGGATAAGGTAGGGAGGTGAAAAAGTAAATGCCTACTCCTTCAAGCACTGGTGCATTTAGCTCGCTTCTTGCACCAGGACTGCGGAAGGTGTACACCGAAGAACTCCTAGACCGTTTGACGGAGTATGATAAGATTGCTAATATCATCACGTCGAAACGGAATTATGAGGATGACTTGCAGGTGGCACTCCTTGGGACTACGCCGGCAAAGATTCAAGGCGGCCCGACGACATTTGACAATCCTATTCAGGGTAGCTCTGTTCGTTATACACACGTTTCCTATGGACTCGGTTTCCGGGTTACACAGGAGATGTACGCGGATGATCTCTATGGTGTTATGCAGAAGGCATCGAAAGATTTGGCTGGAGCCAATGGCGAAACTGTAGAGACTATATTTTGGTCTTTGTTTAATAATGTAAGCGATGCTACTGTCTTTGCCGGATTTGATGGCTTAGCATTAGCGAGTACGGCTCACACTCTGTTAGGTGGTGGGACGTACGCAAACCGGCCATCAACGGATGTGCAAATCTCCATTACTGGTTTGCAGGCTGCCGTTGAAAGCTTCGAGAAAATGGTTAATGAACGGAATCGTAAGATTCTCGCAAAACCATGGAGAGTCTTAATTCCGGTGGAATTGAAGTGGGCGGCTCGGGAGATTCTTGGGTCGCAGTATAAGCCGTATACGTCAAACAATGAAATTAACTCTCTGATGGATGAAGAGTTAAGTTTCTTTGTTTGTCACTATGCGACGGATACGAATAATTGGGGTTTGCTTGGTCGTAAGCATGATCTTAAGTTCTTCTGGCGTGCAAAGCCGAAGATGGAGAATAGTGATGATTTCTCCACCGGCGATGCGTTGTTCAAGACGTTCTTCCGCTGCGTAGCCGGATTCGGGTCATGGCGTGAGACTTATTGGTCTTTGCCATAATAAAATGGGAAAGCGTCGGGTGGATATCTGTTCCCGGCTCGGCATTTTGCAGGGATGCAGAGACGGTGATTTGTTGTTCACCCGCCGCTTTTTAAGGAGGTGAAATAGAGTGGCGAGGGCTGCTGAGGCTCAAGACGGCTACAGCGATTTTGGTGGCGGGCGAAATAAAGCCTGGCTTCGTATTAAAGCACCACAGATAGATACAGCCGGAACAGGACTCTCGGATAAGCCTAGCGGTCTTGTTCTTGAAGCTGTTACAAATGCTGGTGTTGTCACAACTTATTGGCTCTGGATAGATGCGAATGGAATGCTGCATTCATCTACTTCCGAGCCGACGGATCAGGATGAAACTACTACGTTTATGGGTCCGAAGAATATTCGGACAGGAACGGTTTACCTGAATCCGGGTACACTGGCTTCGCGTAGTACGATACAGATTTCTACAATCATTTCGGGTGTTGCATCCGGCGATCTTGTGATTCTAGAGACGCCGACATTTACAACTGGTGTTTCTGTCACTGGTTGGATCATTCAGAACATAGCAAGTATAGTTTCGACTAATGAGATTAAGGTTAAGTTTATAAATGTCAATGACACTGGAGGTTCTGTTGTAATCGGCAATGAAGCGTTCAAGTATACTTGGTTTGACTTAACGTAGAAATGAATCTTTATACTCGGCAGAATCATATACCGATTCTGCCGAGTAGTACCTACCGATGGAGCGATTATGGAATGGATACTTGCGATAGCATTGTTTTGTTCCCCACTGGTGGGGTTATATGCGCCTAAGAAACCGGATGGGTGGACTACTTACAGAGATAGGGTTTTAATTATATGGGCAATCAGCTTGATTGGATGGATATTAGTTTATCAGACGCCTTTTGGAATCATCTTCGCGCTACTTGCATGGAGGTACAAGGGCAGTTCGGATTTGCACGGAATAGTTATTTGGGGGTTCATATTTGGGATTTGGATGATTGTGCAGTTGTTAAGCCTCGATCAGTACAGGGTAATTATTGTAGCAATTTTATTGGCGACGACGGGGCAATGTTTGCTTGGTATTGTGGATTTTACGGTTTTTCTTTGGAAGAAAACTGCTAATGGGAGTGCGGATCATCTTGTGTTCGGAACGATGGGGAATAGGACATATTACGGTGCGTACTTGGCGATTGTCTCTCCACTTGCAGCACATGAGGGATTGTGGTGGCTTCTAATTCTATTAGGAATTGGGGTAGTTGCTTCAATGTCCCGCATGGCGATACCAGCGTATGTGATAGGCGTTGGTATTGCGTGGCCTACGACGCTTTATGTCAGTGTGCCGATCCTCGGTTTGCTGTGGGTAATAGTGTGGAAAAGATTGGTATACTCAGCAATAGCAGACGGGGTGAGAGCAAGAGTGCTGGTTTTACGATTACTGATTCATTATACTCTAAAGTGGCCTTACTGGCTGATTGGACACGGTTATAATACATTCCATAAGACTATTTTCTCGTGGTGTACAGATCATGGAACGCTGGAGGGTTATGCTCATGCTCATAATGATACGGCTCAGGTTTTTTATGAGTATGGGTTATTTGGTATCGTTGCCGTTAGCTTACTTGCTTTACAAGTCTATCCTAATATGGCAATTGGATCAACGCTTACCGGGAGTGTAGCGGCGATGTTTATTGTGTCTTTGACATCCTTTCCAAATCATATTGCTCCTGTTGGAGTAACAGTTGCAGTAATTGTTTCAATGCTCTCAAAGGTAAGCTTATGAGGATTTTGAAGGATATATGGGATGGAATAGCGCCATTCAACTTGTTAGAGCCGGTTTATAGACATGATATTCGAGTGATGATGGATTCCAATGGCGATATTAGAGTGTTTATAGAAAATCCTCCGTCCAGAGAGGTGGTAGTGGATATTTGTAATACTTTAGTGAAAGCAGCGCATTTAGTTGCAATGAAACATCAAATAAGAATGATAATCGAACCGCCGGGGCCTAAGAAAGAGGGGGTAGATTAATGGCTGTTTCTAATGTAACATTAGGGTATCCTTCTGGTGCTAAGTTATTTCAAGATACGAGTAGTGCAAATAGTGGCGTTGCTGTGCAGGCTTCATCTACAACGATTTATGAAATTGAAATTGATAATACCGCAAATGCAGCAGAGGATAACTATGTAAAGTTCTATAATACTGCTGGTGCTGTGACAGTTGGTACAACTGTCCCTGACATGGTAATTGAGGTGCGGCAGGGTGTTAGTAGAACTGTTGTAATTCCTAGTGGCTTAGTTTATGAAACAGGTGTTGCTGTTGCAACAGTTACCACTGGTGGTACAGGTGGTACGACGAGCCCCGGGTCTGCTGTTATCGTTCGGATAGTTTACGCATAAATGCCTAGTCAGAATGGTTGGAAGGCTTGGGTAATCGGTATACTCGGTCTTATTCTGTTATCATTTATGACTATCTTTGCAGGTTCGCACTTA